TGTCCTGAAAAGGATGAGCATCTTCAATTATATGAAGATCCAGCAGAACCAGAAACTCCAATATATGAAGATGTTAATGGTAAAGCTGTAAAGTGTGGGACACACAATAGGTACAAAAAAAGTTGTCCTATTTGTAGAGAGGTAGCAGGAATAATATAATGGCTGGATTAAGTGCATCAGGATTAAAAACTCAAATAAGAAGCTATACAGAAACAGATTCAAACGTGTTAACAGATGCTGTTTTAGAAAATATTATTTTAAATGCACAATATAGAATAATGAGAGAGGTTCCTATTGATGCAGATAGGAAACAACAAACAGGATCAATGGTTGCAGGTCAAGATCAGTTTAACGCTCCAGCAGGGTGTTTATTTGTAAGGAGCATACAAGTTTATGATTCTACATCAGCTATAACAGGTTCTAATTCATATTTAGAAAAAAAAGATTATACGTATTTACAAGAATATGTGCCTTCTACTGAGTCTGCAAAAAGAGGTAAACCTAAATATTATGCCATGTATGGTGGAGCAACGGGAGAATCTGACACTACTTCAGGACGTATAGCTTTAGCTCCGACTCCAGATCAAGCATATAAATTTAGAATACATTTTAATTTTATGCCTGTGTTATTAGAAAATAATGATACTAACTATATTAGTCTTAACTTTCCAAATGGGCTATTGTATTGTTGTTTATCAGAGGCGTATGGTTTTTTAAAAGGTCCAATAGATATGTTGACTTTATATGAAAATAAATATAAACAAGAAGTACAGAAGTTTGCTAACGAGCAAGTCGGTAGACGAAGAAGAGATGACTACACAGATGGCACTGTTCGAATACCGGTAAACTCAGTAAACCCATAGGAGAAAAATTATGGCAAATACGTCAGCAATATGCACAAGTTTTAAAGTGGAACTTTTAAAAGGAGTTCATGATTTTACAGCTACAACTGGTGATACTTTTAAAATAGCTTTATTCACTAGCTCTGCAACTTTAGGAGCAGGAACCACTGCTTTTGCAACAACTAATGAAATATCTGGAACTGGTTATACATCTGGAGGAGCAACACTAACAAGTGTAACTCCTACAACAGATAGTACAACAGCTGTTTGTGATTTTGCTAACGTAAGTTTTACATCTGCATCGTTTACTGCAAACGCTGCCTTAATATATAATTCATCAGAATCTAATAAAGCAGTTGCGGCTATCGCTTTTGGTTCTGATAAAACTGTAACAAGTGGAACTTTTACAATTGAATTTCCAGCAGCAGACGCAACCAACGCAATCATAAGACTAGCATAAGGAGGTAGATCCTTATGCCCAATACTTGGAACCAATCAGGCACAACCTGGAATGAGGGACGTTGGGGAACACAAAATCCTATTACACAAGGTTGGGGTGCAGATCCTTATAATGATGCTGCATCAACTTGGGGTGATGTAACTGATGAAATAGTTTCATTAACAGCTCCTGATGCAATAACATCTGGCGTTAGCGTTGGATCTAGTTTTGGTGATGGTGCTTGGGGTCAAGAACAAGGTTGGGGACAATTTGTTTTAAATCCTGCGGATGTAATGGGATTAACAGGTGTCTCCGCAACTTCAAGTGTTGGATCACCTACAGCAAAATCAGATTTTACTGGAACATTAACAGGTCAATCAGCAACTGTAAGTGTTGGATCAATTACACCTGCAGATGTTATGAGATTAACAGGAGTTTCTTCAACTTCTGCAGTGGGTTCTATAACACCTGCTGACGTAATGGGATTAACTGGAGTTTCTGCGACTTCAAGTATTGGTAGTGCAACTGTTACATCAAACCCTACTATTTTACCTACAGGGTTAGCCATGACTTCTGCACTTGGTAGTTTATCTCCAGCGGATGTCATGGGATTAACTGGAGTATCTATGACTGCCTCTGTTGGATCATTATCACCTGAAGATGTGATGGGATTAACAGGTCAACAAGTAACAGCTTCAGTAGCTACTTTTGGAACATCAACAGGATTTGGAATTCAAGCGTATCAAGCTGTTGACACTGGATCAAATATCTCATATTCTAATGTTGCAACAGGTTCAAATATAACATATAGTGACGTCGCATAGGAGAAAATTATGGCATCAACATTCACCCCTCTGGGTATAGAAAAACAAGCAACTGGTGAAAATGCTGGTACTTGGGGAACAAAAACAAATACTAATTTAGAAATCGTAGAACAAGCAATTGGTGGAACAGCTTCACAAGCTGTATCTGATTCTGGAGATACGACTCTTACAGTATCTGATGGTTCAACTGGTGCAACTCTTGCACACAGAGTTATAGAATTTACTGGAACATTAACTGCATCTAGAAATGTTACAATACCTTTAGATGTTCAACAACTTTACCTTTTAAAAAATGGAACATCTGGTTCACAAGATGTTGTATTTAAATATGCAACTGGATCTGGAACCTCCGCTACTGTTGCAAACGGTAAAACTATTTTAGCATATGCAAAAGCAGATGATGGTGTAAATCCAAATATAGTTTCTGTTGCATTTGGTGGAGATGTCGTAGATGATACCACACCACAACTTGGTGGCAACTTAGACACTAATTCTTTCATGATTGATTTTGACGATGATCATGGAATTAGAGACGAAAACGGCAATGAACAACTACAATTTCAAACAACAGCCTCTGCAGTTAACCATTTTGATATAACAAACGCTGCAACTGGTAATAGTCCTACTATTTCAGCAGTTGGTGGAGACTCTAACATAGACCTTACTTTAGTGCCAAAAGGCACAGGAGTTGGTAAATTAACTAATGCTAATGGCACTAGTTCTACACAAAAAATAACAACAGACGGAAAAGCTATTGCATTGTCTTTAGTTTTCGGATATTAATTTAAAAGGAGATTAAAATATGGCAACACCAAATCTAGCTAACGTCGCAACGATTACCCCTAAGAATGCTATGGGTACTTTAGCAGACACAAACAGAACTACAATGATCGATGTTCCTGCAGAAACTGCAGTTAGAATTGATTCAATATTATTAGCAAACATTGATGGAACTTCTGCTGTTGACGCAACAGTAGAAATTAGTAACGACGATGGTTCAACTTATTTTAAAATTGCAAGCACAATTTCAGTGCCTGCAGATTCAACATTAGATTTAATCAGTAGACCAATTTATTTAGATGAAACAGACATAATTGCTGTAACAGCAGGTGCTGCCAACGATTTAGCATTTCATGTTTCATATGTTGAATTAGTGGATTAATTTTAAGGAGGAAAGATAACAAATGCCAAGAATTATAAAACCAGCAAAAGGAACTTTTACATCAGCAACAGTAACTGTTGATTCATCTGGAAGAGTAATTGCTGCTTCATCTGGTGCTGGCGCAGCTAACATGGTTTTAACAAAAGTTGATGGAGCCCCAAGCAGTGGTTCTAACGGAACTTTTACTGCAACAAACAACACTTCAAAAATTTTAGTTTATTTAAGAGGTGGTGGCGGAGCATCAGGAAATTTAGCTAACCCAGGAAATAGTGGTGGGGGCGGACTTGGTGGATTTGGTGTTTTAGCAACCCCAATATCACAACCTTTTTCAGTGCCCTATGCTTTAGGGGCAGCAGGTAATACTGGACCTGCCAATTCTCCTGGAAACGCAGGAACTGCATCTACTTTTAATACAAATTTTGTTGCAAATGGTGGAGGCGGTGGAAGCCGAGGTGGATCTCCTGGAGCAGGAGGATCAATAGGTACTGTAACAGGTTCATCAAATGCCATTGATTTAACTAGTCCAGGAAATGTAGGTGGTAATCCAGCCGTTACAACTGCTGCGCAAACACAAACTCTTAACACTTATAACGCTGAGCCAATTATTAATTCAGAATTTGATGTAGGGCGTACTCAAGGTACGAATGCTAACGCCAGTGATGCTAGAGTAGTGCAATGTGGTATGGGAGGAACTCTACAAACTACAACAACTGGAAACGTAGGCGTAGCTGGTGGAATAAAAATTTATGAGGATATAGGTTAATATCGTGGCTAAAATAGTTTTTAGAAATGTAGAAAATTTACAAGCAGGTGATCTTGTTGGTTTTGCTAAAACAGATGTAGATTTAGAATATTTAACTAGGGGTCAAGATAATTTATATAAAACATTTGACGTATCAGATGAAGATTATGATGCGGTAGTTGAAGGCACTAAAGAATTTGATCATGAAAATTTTTCTAATAATACACCTACTATAAGAGTGCGTCCAACACAAGAAGCTTCATCTATAAGTAGAGAAGATTTTGAAAAAGAAATAAACTATCGTATTCATGAATTGACTCAAAAAATTGAAGGCAGACCAAATCACTCTCAAATAGAAAAAGCTAGACAAAGTTTAGAATATCTAATATCAATTGATGTAGATAGTTTAACTTACCCTACTTCAGGGATTGAATTTAAATTAAAAGAAAATAATTTATTATTTAATTTTAACGTATTTTAATTTATTATTTAAATTGTTGAAGAAAGAAATTATTTATGAAAGAAAAAATAATAGAATTTATTTATCCTGAAAATTCAAAACATTTATTTGAAGATGTTTTTCCAATTCCAGCTAAATTAAATATACCTAGTTGGTTTAAAAAATTAGATCACACACGAGAATATAGAACTATCAAGGGTTGTATGCCTTTTTTAGATACTTTAAGAGCTGGGTATATATTAAAATTAAGTCAAGATTTTTATTTTAAATATAATTTTACTAATGAAAATAATCAAAAAGACTCAGAATTTGCTGTTGGATGGCAGTCATATGAGCGTAGTGTTTTAGATATAAAAGGAATGAATGTAAATGCAGGAGACCCTCAATCACACCCGACAGGTCAATTAGGAAAAGATTGTCCTTTTCATAAAAAAAATAAAGATCAACCTTATTTTAAAATTTTAAATCCATTTATTATTAAAACCCCACCCGGATATTCATGTTTATTTGTTCCTGTTTTAAATAATAATGATGACAGATTTCAAATCATACCTGGAATAGTTGATACGGATACATTTGATTTGCCAGTTAATTTTCCAATTATAATTAATGGAGACAGGTACCCAAACTTAGAAACTGTTATAAAAAGAGGAACTCCTTATGCTCAAGTTATTCCTTTTAAAAGAGATAATTGGAAAATGATATTTTCAGAAGGAAGAAGAAAAAATTATTTTTTTTCAAAATTAAAAATTTGTAGACAGTTTATAAATAATTATAAAGATGCTTTTTGGGTTAAAAAAAAATGGAATTAAAAGACTATATTAAAGTATTTGATAATACCATAGAGCCTGAAAAAATTGGGTCTTTAATAAAATATCTCAATAAAGTTAAATTTAATCCAACATCTGTTATTGATCAAGAGAAAGGTAACGTTGTTAATAAAGAAATTAGAAACACTGATTCATGGATGTTTGACGATAGCAGTTATAGTAATGTGCATTGGAAAAATTTTTTAAACTACACTTTAGTAAATGTATATCATGAATATAGAAAAAATCTTGATTTAAAATCACAAATAAATTGCACAGATGTAATCACAGTTGAGGCTCTAAAATATAAAGAGGGTGGTTTTTATACGATACATCATGACCATCATTCAGCAGCGCCTAGAACTTTAAGCATGATTTTATTTTTAAATAATGATTATAAAGGTGGTGAGTT